CTTGAATCTCCTCCGACTCAGGAGACTCATCCAGACTTTCCTGCTCGTCCTCGACCGGGGCTTCGTCCTCGACGGACTCAACCTCATTGACGGCTTCCTCGACAGCGCTGCTCAACGCATCCTCAAAGGCTGCTTCGTTGTGTAGGGCCATGAGTTCCATCCTCTCTATCGTTATTCCGCATCGGCCTTCTTCAGAGACTCGTCGAGAGACTTCCGAATAAGCCGATTGCGGCGCGTGTCCAATGCGGTCTTATACTCCTTCTGGATTGCCGCAACTGCACCAGTATCACCACGCCTGGCGTGATTTCTGATGTACCTTGCCTCGTCCCGATGCTTCTTCATCGTCGGGTCGGGGTTGTATTCAGTTAATCCCTTCTCCTCCATCAACTGCTTGCGGTGACGCTTGCTCATGACGTACTCGCCAAGGCCCTCGTCGTACCCGACGTAGCTACAGCCGCCGGCAACCGTGTCGCCCTGAATCGCGGGCACGTCGTAGATTCTGTCATGCCTGCGCGTCATCGCCTCGCCGCACTGTGGACACTCCACGCGGTCGTCAAGGCTGTCGCTCATGCCCAAGAAGTGTTCGCTCCTCAGACAGCAGTAAGGGCACTCAAGCGTGTAGATGGGCATTAAGAAGCTCCTTGCATACGCGGTGTCTGGGTTCCTGCGCCAGTCTGGGCAATCGCCTCGGCCTCACTCTCGGGCTCTCCAGCCTCAGGAACGGGGCCGGGTGCCTGCTGGCCCTGCATCATCAGCATCTGCATCTGCATCTGGGACGCCTCAGCCAGCGCCTTGATGAAGTTGCCGTCCTTGATCCCGTAAGGCTCACACCAGCCGCGCACCAGCGCCTCGCTCATGAACAGGTGCGGGGCCTGCCCGGCGATCTGGGCGATCTGCGCCCTGCCAGCAGCCTGCTGCGCCGTGTTCGGAGGAGCCATCTCCTCGAAGTCCACGTCCACGTCGAAGTCGCCAGCAATCATGTCCGGGTCCACCAACGCCTGGAAGACCTGGCCGTCGGCACCCTGAACCATGATCGCCCGCTCGCGGGTCATGTTGGCGTCGATGCTGTCGTTCAGCTTCTTGAAGATCCGACGCCAGCACTCAGCCAGGATCTTGCGGTCATGCTCGATGCGGGTTCCGCTGTACGCCTCCATGACACTGACCTGTGTGGCGGTGTCGGCGGTAGAAGCCCCACGGGCCTCGTCCGTCATGCCGCCAACCTCGGCAAAGTCCTGAGCAATCCTCGCGCTGTTCGCGTAGATCGCCTCGCTCAACGGAGGCGGGTTGAAGGCCACGAAAGCGTCGGTCAGGTTCTGGTGGCCCATGATGTCCAGCTCGACCCACGCCATGTCCTCGTCGTCCGTCAGCCGGTCCATGCCCACAGAGTCCAGCACGCCCTTGCGGGCCAGGATCTTCCGGGTTGACCGCTTCATGCCGCGCAGTTCCATCTGGCGGGCGATGTTGTACCACTCGTTGATCGGGGCGAGGTCCGTGCCCAGCGGGCGGGGGTAGAACTCGCCAAGGATCTGATTCGGGCGGAAGTCGCTGTACGGGTGGTCAACGATCTTGATCTCGGTCCAAGGCACGTCACGCAGCGCCTTGCCGTGGCCGTCGGCTAGAACGATGTACCGCTCGTTCACCAGGTCGTAGATGTGGAACAGCCGGACAACCTTGCGGTCGGACTTCTCGGGATCTTCCTTCTCCTCCGACCAGTCGCTGCCGTTCGCGTCCCAATTGAACGAGAGATCGTCGTCCTCGTCCTTGGCCATGCCGCTCGGCTTCAAGTCCTCGGTGTTCTTGAATAGAGGATCGGCCTTGACCGACTTGAGAGAACGAATCTCCTCCTCGGCAACCCACTGATGATCGTCCCAATAGTTCCCGCCGTCCGGGTCGATGATCATGTTCCGGTACGGCACCCAGCAGATGAAAAAGTCTTCCCAGATGGGCACCGAGTTGCGGGTGATCAGCCGCCCGCTGTCGTCCTCCATCAGCGAGCCGTCGAACCTGTTCCGCTGGAACTGAGACAGGTCAAGCTTGTTGTCCCGGATCGGGATCACCTGATCGCCGTCGGGCTCCAGTGCCGTCTCAAAGACGGGTCGGTAGCCAGCCTTGAGGCAGCCCCAGCCAAGCACGCCGGACTTCGTCAAGAGCCCCGAGGTCTGCTGAATGTGCTGCATCGGGGCAGAGACGATGTCGTTCAGCAGGGCTTCACGGGCCTTCGCCGGCACAACCTCACGAACTAATACTTGTCCGTTGGCATCTAACTTCGGTTGCCCGCCAGGGCCAGCGACAGGCACGGGGATGGGCTCCCATCCGTCGGAGGTCTTTGGGGTCAGCTTGACACGGGGGTCGTTGTAGGTGACCTGGGCACGGTAGTTGCGGATGTAGGAGCCAAGCTTGTTGACGGTAACCTCGTCAAACGAGCCCTCCTCACCGGCCCACTGCTTCATGTCCTCGAACTTCTCGACGTGTTCCCAGCGGCGCTCCTCGCGCTTGCGGCGCTTGATCCCGCGAGAAAGCTGGTCGAACAGCCGACAGACCGCCTCGTCCTTATCGCCCTTGGGCTTCCTGACATCTTCGCCAATCATTCAAGTACCTCTAGCGGCTCATGAGTTCGCTGCATCTCAACCTTGCGGCCACGCTTGCCGGCGCACCAAGAGCAGTAATATGCGCCGTGACCAACGCCAATCGTCTGCATACTCGCATGACAATGCGGGCAGGTGTGGACCGTGATGAACATATAGGCATCGCCAATGGGCTCACCGATCACCAGCGCGGGCTCCAGAACATCAACGTCGAGATCCACCTCGAACCCGTCGAGAAGATCGTCCACGTCTTCGATAATCTTTGCACCAGCCTTAGTGGACATGGATGCCACCGCTCCTTTTGCGCTCCTTGGCCGCGATCAAACGAAGATCCTCGACCGCCTGTGCGAACGTCCCCGCCCGCTTGATGGGCTTGCTGTCTACAAAACCATACACACCGTCGTCGAACAAAGCCGCCGTAGCGTCCCATGCATGGTTGTTCTTCTGCCGAATCTTCTCCGAAGGATTCTTGCGCTGCTCGACGGCACTACTTGTGAACTTCTCCCAGCGCAAATCCATCAGCTCCTTGTTCAAGTTCGGAGTGGCCTTCGTCAAGAACGCCGTCGGCTCCTTAAGATCGGACCAATACGTTGACTTAAACATCTGGGCCACGGATACGTCCTGCGCCCTGCGCCCCGGCTGTAGATAAAGCCCATGCTCCTCATACAACTCAATGAGCGTCTTAATGTCTGCCGCGTGCTTCGCGTGCTGCGTCTTGTACCCGATAGACGGATCACAGATGATCTTCTCTATCCTGTCCCAATACGGGCACCGCTTGATCTTCTCGACGTGCCGGGCCATGTTCGTGTTGGGCTCGTACAACTCCCATACAGAATAAGCCTTTCCGTCCTTGTCGATGCCCCACACAATGAACGCCGAAGGGTTCTGGCTCCCGTAATCATACCCGGCAAAAAACCGCATCTTATTCATGATTTCGTCGGGAACGAATCCATCAATAAATATACCACAGCCTGGCTTTAGGAACGGGAACACGGGGTCTCCGCCACCAGCGCCGTAGTTGATCTCCATCTCCGTCTGCCAGCCGACGCTCTCGTAGTCCCCCTCGTAGCCGGGGCGCTTCACAGCGTCCGCATACCACTGTGCGCCGAGGCGTGCGGGGTCTTTGTTCGGGTCGGCGGTATACTTCACCTCAAGCACCCAGGCCCCGCCCTCCGTCTGCCACGACCGCATACCCTTCGGCCATTCAAGGCCCATCTTCTCCATGCCGATCTTGACGATGGGATGGATCTCACGATGCTCCGGCTCGCCGCCGCCCTTGATATTCAGCACGCTCTGGTTGAAGAAACTGCCAGCGTCCACAGACGACACGGAGATCGACTGCCCACCTCCGGTCACGGCAGCGCCAGCGGCGATCATCGCCTCCCGGTACTCCTCCTGGAACGCCGACTCGTCGTTGATGTACAGCGTGGGGGTGTACTGCCGGATCTGCTTTGCGCCCTGGGGGACGGCGTTGATCTTACTACCCGCCCACGGCACCTTGACACCCTCGTCGCTGTACTGATGCGGCCAGAAGTTCAGCGTGCCCACCAGATTGCCCTTGCCGCTGACGATGTACGGGTCACGCAGCCACTGTGGTAGGTGCTGGATCATGAAATCCATGCGACCGTCGCCGGGGTTCTTGCCGCCCTGCGAGGTCTGGGCGAAGGCGTCTTCTTCCTTCTTCGTCTGGTAGACGACGTGCCTATGCGATCCGCTCATCGCCACCCACAGCGCGTAGGTGCAGGAGAACCATGACATACGGATCTGCCGGGACTTGGGCACCAGCAGGTCGGTGCAGGCCAGCATATACAGGAAGACGATGATGGCGTACTCGTCGCCGGGGCCAAGAAGCCGCTTCACCGGGTTATTCTTGTCGTGCGCGTCCTTGGTGTAGACGTACTTCAAGAACTCCCAGAGCCCAGAGTCGGCATAGCCGTTCTCAGGCGTGCCCGGCGCAAAGACGCTGGCCTGCGCCTTCTCGATCTTCTTGATTTCTGCCTTCGTCAGTTTGGCCATTAGCCTTCCCAGCGTGCCGGGCCGTCCATCCTCACATCGACGTGGACAACGGTGTCGTAGACCCCGATGCCGCCATGCCTGAACTCAGCAACCTTCTCTGCCTTCTCGGCAACTTCTATTGGTTCGTGCGACCGCACAACAATATCCGCAGCACGTCCCATGATGTGCTGGCTGGTCGGAACGCCGCCGATCATGTGGTTCCACTCGACGCACCTGACACCACTGTTGACGTGAATCGGCTGGTCGCCGCACAACTCCCGCAACTTCTCAAGGGCTTGCACGAGACGCAGGCTGACGTTGTCCTTGCCGCAACACGGGCACTCGAACTCCGACCGGCAAAAGTGGTCAGTCAACTGCTCTCTGATCATGAAGATCACCCCTTCAAGAACGCCCACTTCAACGCGACAAGAATGGCCGCCGTAACCGCCGAAACTCCTACGGTTATCTTGCGGTCCATCGTCACCTGCGACTTGAGTTCCTTTACGTCGCCCCGGATCTCAGAAATCTGGTGTCCGTGTACGGCGCACTTTGTCGCATCTGGAATTGCGAGGTCGTCCATTCTCTGCTCGATGCGTGTAAGCCGTTGCAGGATTTCCCTGATCTCGCCGTTGACTACGATGTGCTGCTCAGGCATCGTTACTCTACCTTGTTCGCTGTCAGGCTAGTTGGTGCTGTGATTGATGCGGACTCGCTGGCCCCGATGGTTACGGCATAGCCGTCCGACACGTTGCCGTCTGCGTCTACGACGAACAGGTACGCCGCATCGTCGGCAGCGAAGGAACCCTGGTTGACCGTCACGGTGATTTCAGTTGCCGACCATGCTGTTGGGATTTGGATTTCGCGCTTCGTACACGATGAATAATTAGATGAATCGCCAAGCAAAACCCTAGCCCAAGACGTGTCCAAATATATGTCGTCAAACTGAACGTCCACCACAGCGCCAGATTCGGTGTTGCCTAAATACCACCCAAATTTGAACGAGTCCATCATGTCGCCAG